ATCTACATAAGCAGTGTTAATGTGACTTTCTACGTCAATGTCTGCAAATAGTTTATCAGATTCATCTTCAGTATAATACCTATCGTCATGGTTGTGAGATGGTAATGTTTTAATATACCCTGCATTAGCATGGTCACCCCAACCATGGGCAGTATTCCAGTTTCCTGAGTTTCCTCCTGATGCAGTAACTGTTCCTCCAACAGTTAGACTATTAGTAATGTTAACGTTAGTATTCCCATCACCTACAGACATTAACTCTACAGCACCACTTCTTCCAGGTGCATCACTATAAAATCTTGTTCCATTATAACCTGTAGCACCACCAATCTTAACACCTGTATGATAACCAATAACTAAGTCTGGATAAGGATGTGACCATGAACCTCCCTCTTGGTAAATTCCATAATTTATCACTCCGTTACCTGAATCACCACCTTCTCCTGTAAATCTTAAAGCCTTATATCTTTTATCTTCATTTTCTTTGATATAACCCATTGCTGCTATCTGAGCAGTGGTTAATTGGGTATTAGTATCTGTAGTTGAATATCCTTCATCTGCGTGGTTACCCCAACCATGAGCAGTAACTCCATTAGCAACGTCTGTTGTAGAAAAATGACCTGAATCATGTACAAATCTCCAATCTTTCCATGTTCCACTGTTTTTACCTCTAACAGATATTTCACCTGTTCTGAAATTACTAAATATTTGTGAAACCCAACTTGAATTATATGCTGCTACAAAAAGACCTCCATCAGCATAACCTGCATCAGATGATCCGTTTGTATAACCAGTCATATTACTGGTTGCACTATTTATTGCAATAGCATTACCACTATTTCTTGATGTAAACGTACTGCCTGCAAAATTATATGTAGTATCTGTTGTAACATAACCTGCATCGGCATGGTTACCCCATCCATGTGCAGTAACTCCCTTTGTTACATCTGCCTTAGCAAAGTCCCCAGAGTTCCATACTTCTTTCCAAGAAGTCCATGTACTATTATTTTTAGTTCTAAGCCACATACGGTCATCATATGTGTCGTATCCAATTTGTTTTTGATATCCTGTATTAGAATTATACAGTTTAATATGGTTAACATACATCCAATTACTTACCGATGAGGGTTTTGTAACAAACGCTGATGAGGTGTAAAACCCTGTCTTATCTAAGCCATCAAGATCCGTAGTAACTGAATCATTTGTTCCGTTTGCGTTTCCATGAAGTACATCTGTAGAGTCTATGCCATCAAGTTTTTCTGAATCTGCTGCTTTCGCAGTATTCCCTAGATAATCGCCATCAGCGTGATCTCCCCAACCGTAGGCTGTGGCCCATTGTGATGACTTTCCATGAGATTTTGTAAAAATTTCTCCATCAACATGAAGACCATTTGATATATCCCATCTAGTATTCCCTTGATCCCAAATAAATTGAGCAGAGGCACTTGTCCCTCTTAGAACAGTTATACCACCAAGATTACTACTAGCAGCACTTCCTCCTTTATTAAGTTCTATATTCTTATCTTCTACCTGTAGGGTAGCAGTATTTAATGTAGTTGTCGTTCCATTAACAATAAGGTTACCACCAACAGTAACATCAGATGTACTTATCAATGTTGAGGATGTTAACCCTAAATGTCTTTTACTTGGTGATGTTGTAGCCATATTATTTCTTTTTTCCTTTTAAACGCTTTCTTGGTATTTTAAATTTTATTTTAGAGTCTAAAGACGCATCGTGCAAACTTCCATACATTACTGAGCCTTTTCCTTTATAACCTAAGTTATAAGGTGATCTATCAGGATGACCTATTGCTTGTATCTTAACTACTAATTGAGTTCCCTTTGCAGTAAATATATGTGCTTGATCAGTAGTTCTGTCGTAAGTTTCCCAGGTCACCCCATTATCTGGAGATACAAAGACAGTTAATGAGCAGCCTTCTGGAACATAATAATTTTGCAAACCACCTAAAAAAACCATATCTATATTACCACTATTTGGTAATGTATAAGTCCCAAATGAAACATTCCAGTCACCAATCAATTGCTGAGGTTTATCTTCTTTAGGCCAAATTAAAAATCTATGACCGTCTGCTCCATAACCTCCTTGTATCCAATATTGTGATCCGTTGGCTGAAGACATTAAAACCATTCCATGTCCATAGTCACTTCTATAAGACCTACCTCTACCACCTGTAGTGGTGTCCTCAGTCATATCGTTATACCTTCTAAATCCTGGTGACTTTGAATTGGTTTTGTCTATCCAACCACCTAGCATATTCCACCCTCTATCAGAATGTGTTCTTATGTATTCTGGATACTCTGGATCTTTATCCATAGGTGTTCCAGATGTTTTCTGGTATTTATTACCAAATCTAAATAAGTTATCAAACTGAACATTATCTGCATTGTTTACATAAACTTGTTTTAATATAGTTGGCTTTGTTCCTGTCATACATGGTGTAACATCTATTTTAACTATTCTACTACTACCACCAATCCACATTATATTAGGTGCACCATTAGGATCTTCCACAAACAAACCCATTTCATATCCATCATCTCCTACACCTGCATCCCCTAAATCACACCATACAAGTTCTGGACTTGCTGTTGATGCTTTTTCGATCATCATAAAGTTTGCATTGTAGTATGAACAGTAAAACACTCTGTCATTTACCTCATCATAAAACAAAGTAAATCTATATCCGTTTCTATCGTCATTTGCAGTTCCTGACTTACCATTTGTCTCCCAAGTAAGTATTTGTTCTACACCTGTTTTTACATTTCTCCTAGGGTATTTTTGATAATGCCTTGCATCATACTCACCTACATAGAACCACTCTCCTGCACAAACTAAACCACTTGTATAATAAAGACCTGCTGAAGAAATATTCATACCTCCTTCATTTATAAATCTTTGTGGGTTTGCGTGAGTCGGTCTAGGATCTTTAACAAATGTTGTACCTCCGTTTAGACAACCACTATAATCAAATGTTGTGTAGCCATCAACATTATACGTCATCATCACACCCTTTTTATTTACCTTATCTATGGCAATAGATTGCATATGGTTATATGTGCTACCTGTGTCTCTCCATATAAAATTTGAATCATAAAACAACCTTGTCATTGTACCATCGTTGTTTAATCTTCTTACAGCCATACCATCACCCCAACCTGCTGTAAATAATAGGTCACCGTCAATTTCATAAGAGTTTGGAAAACCAATTTGTCTATCTCCACCATCGTAATCACCAGAACCACTATTGACTAAAGCATTACTGTAACCACCTTTAAATAAAGGTAGAACAGCATATTGGCCTCCGTATTCATTCATACCTGCTCCAACTATACTCTTGATCTTAGATCTTGATAACTCGTCTGATTTAAACATTATTTAGTTCTTCTATTTTATTTTCTGCCTCTACAATTGAGGATTTTAATAATTTAACTAGATTATCATCTAGTGGTTCTCTTTCTAATTCTAACTCTAGGTCTTTTTGTCTTTGTGACAACAACCAGTTCCAATATGATAAATTATCTCCTTTCATTATGACTCTGTTATTTCAACCCAAAACTGATGAAACTTATTATTGCTAGTAGGCTTCATATAACTTGTGTTAGTTCCAGAATAAATTAATGATGCACTTGATCTTAATAAACTCGCTTGAGTATCATGTTCATGATGGTACACATTGTATACACCTACAAATCTTTTCTTACTTGATGGTGCATCCCATTGAATGTATTTTGCATTATTAAGGTCTACTACACTTAGATTAGTAGGCTCTAGTTCACCAACACTAAAGTCTTGTGATGTAGTTGCAACGTCAGAATAAACCCCTTGTTTAACTGCGTAAACTCTGTACTCAATTTTTCCACCTTCATCAAAAGAATTATCTATTACAGACATTTCTTCTGCAAAGTCATCAGGAGGAATGACAGATATTAATCCAAAGTCACTTCCTACTACAGAACTAAATACTAAATATTGATCGATGTTACCAGTTCCAGATGCAGTAATAACAACCTCTATTGTGTCACCAACTATTTGTGATAATATTTTTGGTGATTCAGGTTTAGATCTTGTGAGATATCCTCTTGTTGAGTGGTCACCCCAACCATAGGCTGTTTGCCAGTTTGCAATTCTTGTGCTGTCTACATAGTGCGTACTTCCGCCACTTGGGTATAATTTTCCAGGAAAGTCTGTATCACCATCATTTTGGAATCTCCATTCTTTTCTAGCACCCCATCCTCCAGACATATTATCTGGAAATGCAAATACTTTTAGACCACCTTCAGCACCAATAAATACAGTCTCTTCTGCATTATTAATATTGGCATTTAATGTGCTTGACGTATCACCACCTGCTATAATTACAGCATCATCATGACCAATAGTTATTCCTCCGTTTGCTGTAGTTCTTTTAAGTATTACTTGACCATCTACCTGTAATATATCTCCAGTATCAGGAGTAAAGTTAATTACACCTGCAATGCTATTGTCTCTTGCACGAACACTTTCTAGATCTGATGTCTCTGAATATGACGTTAGATATCCACCATCTGCATGGTTACCCCATCCGTAGGCAGTATTCCAATTGTCTGATGATCCATCTGTTATAGAAATAGTTCCAACTTGTAAATGACCGTCAACAACTTTACTTGCAGCGTATTTTACAATTCTAACACCTTTATAACTACCATCAACAGCATTAGAATCTCTTTGTCCAATCTGCATCATTTGAGCATTGGCAGTAGTTCTACTTGGTAAGTAATGAGTAAATGTTTGTGTCCAATCATCACCACTAGATCCACCTTGGAAAGTCCACATATTTGTAGCATTTCTAAACCAAGTATGACCTCCATGATCTTTTACGTCTATAGAATATGTTGATTCTGCTTGAATAGTTTCATGACCATGAGTAGGTAGAGATGTAAGATATCCACCGTCAGCATGATTACCCCAACCGTAGGCTGTATCCCAATTAGCAACAGATGGGTTTGCTGTATCTATTACTTTTTCATTAGTTGATTCTTGTTCTGTAACACCTTCAAGACTTGTTACCTGGCTTATTTCCCATCCAGATGTTAAATTCATTGCACCATGGTAAAACCCTGGGTGAGCAATTACATCTACCGTAACATGACCATATTTAAATTTATCACCTACCTCTCCTAAAATTAAATAATCTTCATCTGCTGAGGATGAGAACGCATACTTTAATTCCTTAGCACTCTCTCCATGCTTTTTAATTCTTTTATTATACCATCCACTTGTCCAGTCATGTCCTGATACAGTATAAATTGTATGTGCATCTGATGTGTACTCATATAAGGTCACCCTCATTACAAGCATAGACCAGTTCGATTTACTATGAAATCCTGGTAATTTAATTTTTATTGCACCTGTAGAATCACCACTATCTGACCAGTGTAAAACACAATTAGCAGAGGTGTTATCTATAACAACTGGATTGTCTACATTTCCACCATTAAAAACGGTGTCGGTGTCTGTTTTGACATAACCTGCATCGGCATGGTTACCCCAACTGTATGCTGTTTGACCTTGTTCAACATCACTAATTGTAAAACTATCTGTTGTATGAACTTGTGCCCACTTATCTTGCCAATTACTGCTTTGTTTACTTCTTATGTAAAGTTTATTATGGTGAAAGTCATGGTAAGACTGTACTGCCCAACCTGAAGAATCCCAAAACTTAGTAGTTAGTAAACCATCTGATGCACCTTCAGGATCATCTGTAGCCTCGCTAACATCCCAAATATGAATTCCTGACTGAGTTATTGTATCTGCATTTGCTTTAAGTCTTGGGTTTAATTTTAAATACCTGCCATCATGATTGTGACTAGGTAGTGCAGTTAAGTAATCCTCGTCTGCGTGATTACCCCAACCATGTGCAGTAACTCCGTTAGCGACATCATCACTTGAAAACTCATTAGATGTCCATACTTTCTTCCAGGGATGCCAAGCCTCACCACCTTGATGGAGTCTTAAATGCATACCTCCTGCTGAGGTGTCTCCAAAAAATAACTGTGCTCGTCTACCTGAAGATGCTGCACTTTTCAGAGTCATTACAATACTATGGTTTGCGTGTGGTCCTTGCGTATAGTTTGTTTGACTGTCTACTCTATTATCATCTACATCGTCTAGTGAGGTAAAAAGAGCATTTGTGTGACCAGTTGTTATTATACTAGGTTTATTAAGTATAAAAGCATCGCTTGTCGTAGTTGCTTCAGTCCAATCTGATTGTACGTTTTTTTCTGCATCTGTTGGTGCGTGAGTTCCTGTAGAGAAGGTATACGCAGCATCCCATTCAGTAGGTTTATAACCATCAGCCTCAATACCACCTGTGATACGAATATTACCACCAATATTAACTCTTTCAAGATAGTCTGCTTGTGTAACATTGATACCAACATTACCACTGTCGTCTATTCCAAAAACCTCAGTTCCTTTTGAATTCCAAGTTGTGTCTTGTGGAAACCTTGTTCCTTTTAATGTTCTAATTACAAAAGCATTTTGACCTGGTGTGCCAACTCCTCCTCTATCATCTGCACCAACAATCCAGGATAAATCACCTCCGTTGTCATGAAATTCAATTGCTCTATCTAATATTGTAGTAGCATTACCATAGGTTCTTGGAATTGTTTTTATGTATCCTGCATCAGCATGGTTAGACCATCCATGGGCTGTAACTCCGTTAGCAACGTCTGTTTCGGAAAAGTCTTTTGCAGTCCATAACTTGTAGTTATCTGTTTCATCACCATGTCTCCAATACAAAGAATTATCATTACTTATAGCGAACAATGTTCCTTGTGTTGAGGTAGTATTTTTAAACTTAATAGAAGCAGCATTAGAGTCATGCTTTCTTTCAAGTATTAATCCTTTATTAAAAGTGTCGTGATTTATTGTTAACCCAACTGCTGTTGCACTGGTTATAGTTCCGCCAGATAGTTTTAAATATCTAGCATCATGGTTGTGATCTGAGGTTGAATATCCTGCATCAGCATGGTTACCCCAACCGTAGGCAGCATCCCATTGTGTCGAAGAACCTCCATCACTTTTTGAGATTACACCATCTACTGTTAAATCCCCTGCTACTTCTAACGAGTGAATGAATTCTATTGCCATGTCTTAATTTTTTTTAGACAGCAGCCGACAAAATGTTTACTTTTATTTCTCCTACTGCTTGATCTTTTGCAAAATCTATTGAAACTGTGTCTTTATCTTTTACAGTTACATCTGCGTAAATTAACTTACCACCTTTATATAACTGAACAATAACATTTTCTGTGTTTAATCCATGTGAAACAGCAAAACTATTGGATGCTGCTTCTTTTGGCATTAGGGAAGAGTATGCTTTGTTTTTTACTGTATCTAGTGCAATAGAAACATCTCCAAGATTAGTCATTGTACCAGAACCAGTCACATCACCAGTTAAGGTAATTGTTGGATCTGCTGTTAATTTAAAGTCTAGAGTTTGATCGGATGATTCATAAGTTACAGATAAGCCTGTTTCTGTATTTCCAGTAACCATCTCACCTACAGCAGTCTTAGCATCAGCAGCATCGAAAGGATTAAGTTGCGATGTTAATGCAATTGTTCCTGAAGCATCTGGTAGATTTATTGTTTGATCCTTTGTAGGTTCTTCAATAGATAAAGTTGTTTCAAACTCATCTGCTGTTGCTCCCTCAAAGACAAAAGCGTTTTGAACATTTACCTGTGTTTGGTTAACTGTTACAGTAGAACCTTCAACACTAAGGTTTCCTTTAATTACAGCATTACCTCCAATTGAAAGATTTCCTTTGTTAGATGTAATGTCTGCCTCTGTTGTAACTGAATTAAATGTTACATCGCTAGTTGTTGCTACTGCTTGTCCAATAGATATTTGACCTGTTGCACTTATAGTAACACCAGTACCTTCGCTTATATAAGCCTGTACATCAGCATCTGCGTATTGCGTGATAGTGGTTGCAATTTCACCATCAGTAATAGTAATACCTGTACCTTGTGAAAAGTGTGCTCTTACCTCAGTAGCACTTGGCCCTGTGTAAGTAAATTTACCTGTATCTTTATCATAAGACAAACTACCATCACCACCTGTATCAGATACCTCAAACATCGCTCTTACCTCAGCCTCAGTCAAGGTCTCTCCTAGAGTTACCCAAGCAGAGCCATCGTAGAATCTAAACTTGCTAGTTGTTGTAATAAATACAGCCTGTCCTGCGACTGGTTGAGTTCCTGTGTCTTCGACTGCGTTAAGTTCTTTAAACGCATCAGTTGTGATGTTGTCTATTACGACATTTTTTACTTGATTCTGATTGAGATCAAGATGATGTAAAAAGTCTATTGCCATGATGTATTAATTTATATAAACCTTACCAGAGGTTAATGTGTTAAATGTTATTTTTATAATGTTCAAATTTACGTATTCTACCGCCCCATACACAATATTTTCATAGTCATCAACAAGTGTAACTGTTGGCTTTTTATTTAAACTATGAATGACATCCCATTGATAAAGAGGTGTAGGGAATTTTTTTTCGTATGTTGCAAATGGATTATATATTGGTTTGTTTGTTATTTGATCCCAATCTACAGAAGGAATATAATCCCTAATATCAACTGGTAGTATTTCTTCAGAAGTATGATCTCTTGGAACATTACTTCTAATAACATCCATCATATCTCTTAATATCTCTGTCGTGTCTTGACCTGTTTGTCTCTCAGACAATCTATCTTCAAAATGCTGAAAACTTGTTATAATGTATTCGTAATCTTTACTGTATCTAGCATAAAGAGTATCATTGTAATTTACATAAGTGTCCATTAAATTTCTTACAACATCTATATATGATAAGAGTTCTGCTCGTGTTGGTGCTTTAAATACATCTGTTGTTAAAGTATTATTTAATTTTACACTTACCGAAAACCAATCAAACTCTATATGTTGGTGTTCACACACAACATCTATATATGTGGTATAAGTAGAATCCTGGTATTTACCCTCTTGATCTCTTAAATCAAAGGTCCTGTCTTCCTCAGAGAAGCCATTAGAGACCTTTTTATCAATATCGAGTCCTACACCATTAGAAGATTCAAAAGTTCGTGTAACGCTATTTAAATCGTAGTTTGTTACCGTATAATCTTCAGTAGTGTCTCTAACTTTTACACTAGGAGTAAACTCATCTATTAAATTTATGCACCTTAAAGTTTTATAATCAAAACTAAAATCAATTTGTTTTATATTAGTAGTTAAAGTTTCTGAAACTTCACCTACTTTTAAAATATATTCTATTTTGTATAAACCTTCACTAGGATTTCCGTCAGATGAAGAAAGTGGCAATATATATTCCCATTTACTTTCAGGCGGTTTTGTAGGAACACTACTAAAGACAATAGTCATGTCTGGGACATTCATGTCTGGTTCCCTTATAATTCCGTTAGGTTTTGTGACTCGTATAAACACATAGCCAGTTTGATTTTCACCCTCTACTGTAGCAATAGAACTATCTGTCACTACCATTTTTGGTACGGAAGTGATGTCAAATTTTAACAGAAATCTTGCAGATACCTCTATAGTATCATCTTTATATGTGCTCATATTTTACGAAAAAAAAAGTCGGCCTCAGTATTAATTTACTTTGGCCGACTTCAAAACAAACCAACAACAAATTATTTAAGCAATTTTACGATTTCTTCGTAAACTAATTCCCCATTTTTGTTACTCAAAACAAAGTTGGTGAACCCCTGTAAATAACTTGATTTAGATGATCTAGGTACTTGCACTATAGTCTCACCTGTGGAGACCCATGAAAAAGTACTATTACCTTTATCGAACTTTATAAGTTTTTTGTCAATAGCAGACTTACAGGTTGCCTGAATAGACTTGTTTTTATCCTTACTTAATGTGATGAATTTTTGTGGATCCTTTTCAGCCATAATTTCTAACTCATCTCTTAGTATAGAAATATCTCTTTTTTCATCCTTATTTAAAGCAGCAATAAATACTCTTACTTCAGCAGCAGATAGTTCAGCAGCGACATTCATAGCGTCCCTTCTTAAAGTTCTTTGTTTTCTGCTATCAGCGGCCTCTTTCGTAGGCTCTACTAATTTAAATAAAGGAACAATGCTTGTGTCCCTATCAGGATTAGAAGCATTATAGTTAGACAACATTAAATATTGAAATATTTCTCTATCTCCTGTTCTATTACCTCTTAAGGGCATTAAACCCTTTTCCTGCTTCGTAAACTGTATGGTATTAAATGACGGTTTTCCTCCAACACCTATTGATGCTATAGATGCAATATCTACATAATCATCTAACTCTTTGTCGTAAACTCTGTCTACTTGAGGAACCATGTGAACAGATGGCATTACCACTTTACCAGGGTTTTGCTTATCGGCTTTCACATTTAAATATTGAAAAACCTTTACCTCATTTCTTTTTAGTTGAGGCGGTGTTTTTACGTTGTTGTACTCTTTAGTTTTAATCATAATTGTTGGGTTTTAAAAAAAAGAAGGGAGGGGTTACCTCCCCTCTTCTTAAGGTTATTTATTACTAAAATCCTGTAACAAGTGCACAGTGTTCTTTTCCTAAAACTTCTAGACCCATAATAGCCTGGTAGTTTACGTCAAGAATTGAATCAGCACTAGTTGGAGTTGGAGCAAGTCCACCTGTCAAAGTTTCTCTGAAAGAGAAGTTGTTTCCATCTCCTTCTAAGTAACGTACTTGTAGGTAATCTTGTGATCCACCACCACCTGCGGTTTTAACTTGTCCAGTTGGTACAAGGTAAATCTCACCAGATCCTGTTACTGTAGAACCTAGTTCATTGTGATCTAAGATTGATAATTGCTTTTTGTTCCAAGTTCTTCCGTAAAGGCTAAACTTGTCAACACCTAAGTCAATGTTCTTTCCATCTACTGAGAATCTAGCACCAGTTAAACCAGTTGCATTCAACCCATTCAATGCATTGTCAATAGCAATGTTAGCAGAAGTACCTAACCACATCCAGTAGTCTTTTGGTGCTCTTGCTTTGTTCAATGCAGCAGTTAAGGTTGATAATGTTGCTAATACATCAGTAGCATGATCGTAAGGAGATCCAGAATTTAAAATACCACCATTCTTAAGTTCTTGCTTAAGACCGTTAGTAGTTTGTACTGCATTTCCACCAATTGACATATCACCTACAGACGCTCCTGCGTAGAAGTCACCTGATCCTTGACCAAACATCAATGCATTAGAGATATCACCTCTAAAACGCTGTAATGCTTCGTAAGTACCTTTGTACATGAAGTAAGGCTTACCTTTATACTCAACAGTAATTTTAGACGCTTTAGCAACATCAGAAATTCTGTATTTGTTTTTAAAGATTTGCACTCGGTTAGACTGCTTAGTAAGACCATATTTGATTGGGTCTGGAGAACCAGATCCTTCACCTTGTGCATTCGAGAATACAACAAGTTTTGATCCTGCACCGTAATCAGCAGCAACTCCTGCACCATCTACTGGTGTAAAGTCGATATCACCGTTAGATGCAATTCCTTTGATCAAATATACTTGACCAGAAGCACCCATCATAAGGTCACCAACTCTTGCATTACCAATAGCCGTAGTTTCAATACCTGCTTGTGAGCCTGTACCAGATCCTGCTGTTTTTACCTCAATTGCATTATCCTTATACAACGCTTCATTTACAAATGCGTGGTATACTGGTTGGCTAGTAGGCTTTAATTTACCTAATGCCTGCATTACGTCAAGGAATCCTTCCTCTTCGTTTTGTACGTCTAAGACGCTTGATAAGATCTCTCTTCCTTGCACGAATGAGTGCTGTAGGAATGATAAAGAACTTATATAACTAGAATTTTCCATTTTTTACTTTTTAATATTATTTAACGAATTATTTTAACATCCGAGTCACCTCTACTCAGTGCACCAAATAAACCCTCTAATGGGCTAGATGGTGTTTTATATTGCTGTGTGCTTTTAGTAGGTTTAGTAGGGTTTTTCAAATCCGAAACAACCTTTTCTTGTCCTAATTCTTGCCCATGTGCAATAAGGGATGAGTCATAAACTTCAGGGTCTGAAGCGTAAGCCAATACTCTATACCATTTATCAAAATCAACTTGCCCTTGATCATCCTTAAATAGTGCAAAAAACTTATTATTGTCAACCGTCATGGCTTGCAATTCTTCAGGATTTTCCACTTCATAAGAGAATTTCTCATCATTATAACCAATTAAAATACGTTTGTTTTCTAAAACGTCTTTAGTAAAGTCATTAGAATTAACGGATTCTGCCCATTTTTCCATCTGTTCAGTATTGTCTACAGTTTCATTGTCTTCAGTTTCTTTGATTTCAGGTTCAGTAAAGTTTTTTTGTTCGTCAACAAACTTATCTCTTAGTTTAGTCGCATCTGCTTTCAGAAGTTCCTTACCAAGTTCTACCTCCTCCATATCATACTTATCCTCGTCCAAAGAATACTTGTTAACTATGTCTCTAGTATACAAACGCTCAATTGCTTTTGCAGATAAAGTTGGGTTTGCCTGTTCTAATTCACGTCTCATGATTTTTTCGTCAGACATTTCCCCATAGTTAACTGAAGTTGCTTCTAAATAAGGAGTAAGCGATCCAGTTTTATTGTAATATTCGACTGCATTTTTAATGTAGTCATCTTTATATTGAGTACTAGACGAATCTCTCATCCTTTTATACTCTTCAAAAAAGTCCTCTAAATTATCTACTTTACCATCTGTTAAGTCTTTTGATATATTATCTAATTCATCAAATAACTCAGCAGTGTCTTGTAGATTGCTTTTTGTTGTTTCTTCTTGAGCCGCAGGTTCTTCTTCTGCTTTTGGCTCATCAATTACCTCTGTTTCTTCAACAGGAGTATCTTCTACTTCTGTTTCCTCTACGTTTTCTGTTTCTGTACTCTCTGTTTCAGTTTCCTCTACAGGAACCTCTACAGGTTGAGCCTCACCATTGTCGTCAATAACTTTGACTTCTGATAAATCGAATTGTTCTTCCATAATAATAATTTGTTTTGTTGTTTGTTAATTATTGTTGTTGAGGCATTCCTCCAGGAACTGGTGCTTCTTCTGGTTGCTCCTGCATACCCGCCATAAAAGCCTCTTTTGTTGGTAAATTGTCCATTAAACTTCTTTCGCTTGAACCTTGTTCTCTCATACCTGCCAACTCTAATTCAAACTGATATTTCTCTTTTTGCAGTTGAGACTGTAGTTCTGCTTTTAATTTTTCCATTTGCATTTTACCCTGCAACTCCATTTGTAATGTTTGTTGCTTAGATTGTTCAGCAGATTGAGCAGACTGCATTTGTATTTGTCCGTTTTGCTCTTGCTGCTGCATGGCTTGCTGTTGGGCTTCTTCTCGCTTCTTTTTGATACGATATGCTAATACTTGTTGTGCCTGCTTTAAATTAGTTATTTGCTCAATAAATACAGCATCCTCAAAATCGACTTGTCCTTGTGCAACACTAGCCTGTAGTATTTGCATAAGTCTTGCTTTTTGCTCTTCTGTAGGCCTGTCTTCTATTTTTACACCAAACTCGTGCTTAGAGACAGTCTTTGTCATTTTAAAGAAATCCATTGTGTTCTTGCCCAGGGATCTAATATAACCCTCTATAGGTTTTTTCTTAACAGAATCCTGTAATCTAACTATAACCGCTGATGCAAGTTTTTCTAACAACCTTCTTTCACCTTGCTCTATATGTGCCAATGCATTATTAGTGGCTTGGGCTGCTAACTTAGCAGTAGTTGTTAATGATCTTGCGTCTGGTGTAGAACCATCTGTAAATTCATTTAAACCTGTTATCTGCCTGATCATTTCAATGTTATTTTGAATAACCTGATAATAAGTCATAGCGTCTCTACCTAATCCATTCTCCAATTCTTCAATTGGCTTATAATTAGTTGGCTTACCACCTATATCATTTTTTCTGTAAACAAGGGTACCTGTTTTATTGAATAAATCAATAACATCCATCGGTTTCATTTGTTGACCACCTGCTCCTAATGGAATATCCTCAAGAGCACCGAGTTCGATCATAATCCCTTTAGGTCTCGCTTGATTAATTGTATTTTGAAGCCTATACCAGGAAATTTGTATTTGATCAGCAATAGGCAGTAATTGTTCCATTATACCTAATGGCTTCATGCTGTGAAAATCTGGAGCATACAAATGATAGGATAAATCTGTATCCATCAAGTTTGATTTTACTCTTTTCATATCAGAACATAAACCATAGTCAAAACAATAATCAGAATCAACTATCCATGATATTTTATAAACCGTTTTGTATGATGATCTAATAAATTTATTTTTTTTCTTGTTATAACTATTATAACCTGCCCTTCCAAATCTTTTATTTCCTCTTCTGTCTGTTCTAGACTCGTGAACCATTTGGTCCACAGAGAAAAACTCTATATCTAAGACTAATATTTTTCTGTCATCATAATGCTTAAAGTGTTTTTTGTTGCTTGGGAACATTTTTGTATCCCCTTGCCTTCCAGAAAACCTATCTGCAATATCCTGATATTCTTTTTCATCAAACTGGCTACCTGCTCTTTGTTTTAGATCAGAAATAGACATCTCTGTAATTTCACCTACATGTATTTTGTCAGTAAAATCTCTTTTATTACAATGCGATATTAATAATTTACCAGGATCAACAACTCTTATTTTTACAGCACCGTTACTATCGATATATTCTTTATATCCTGCAACACCAAAATCAAATAAATACTCGTTTATTTGTTTACGCTTTTCCTCCATATCGTTTGTATGAAAGATGAGGTCAATCCCTTGTTCCATTTCAATGGAGGCATTGTGCTTATATGTATAAGCCATGTGCATTTCTAATTCTTCATCATTTAAAGGTTCTTTTGGTTGAGCCTTTAAAGCACTGAATTCTTCTACACCAGGCATGGATTTAGAAGCCATATTTCTAAGATCCATTTTTGCTTTTGTAGTCTTATAATATGTTTCTATATCTGACTGAGCCAATGAATCTATAGGTGTGGCTGTAATATTGTATTCTGTTTTGCTTAGTTTACCTAATGCAATACGTCTAAATTTTGGGACTATTGGTAGAACAGTCCAATCAATAGCAAACCAACTTTCATTATCTGCTTCATCAACATTTAATAATGATTTATATTTATTAATATTTTGATTTCCTTGTGCGTAGTCTTTTACCTTTGCATAGGTGCCTCTGTTATTATGAAATGATTGGGTGCCATGTTGAGTATAATCTGACCACGCTGCTTTAGCGTATGACAAACACCAATCCTTTCCCTTTTGTACTGGGTCAACATTATGGTTTGGATAGTTTGCTTTTTCTGTGTGTTTTATCATCCTACCTTAAACTTTTTAAACATATTTTTTGCTTCTACTAAATTTCCTTTTCTTAGGTAATTTTTCAAAAGTATATTTTTGTCTGCTATTAAAGTATATCCTGCTGCCATTGCCGCATCAAACTTTGTTGTTTTACTTATATCAAACTCTAACCAGTCTTTTAATAATTCTGGATAACACACTTTATCTATATTGTTTTCTATATAGTCTTCAGTTACTTCTGCAATTTGCTGATGTGTTTTCACAGATCCACTCATCCCAGGTTTTGCATTACCAGGTAAAAACATTAAAAAGGCAGAATATCCTCTATCTTCAAAATAATTTTTTATACCTATCTTATTATCTTCAAATAAAAGATCACAAGAATAGTAATGACAGCACTTCAACACATCTTCGTAAAATTGTCTTGCGGTACTTGGTCGGTAAATATATTCAACTATAAATGAACTGTCATAAAAATTTGATACTGAGTTGTGCTTCTTGTATACATAGAAGGCACCGTTAGATCTTCTTTGGTCTACAGTACTGTCATGATCATAAGGATCACAGCCCATAGTAAACTCTCCCTTTTTAGTAGGAAAATAATTTTTACCCCTTTTTATTACATTATTAGCGTCCTTAAAGTCGTCAAATAAATACGAAACTTTAAACCTACCGTTAGACATTGGTTTAAACTCTACATGTCCTGTTTCCTTGTCTCCTACCCATTCGAAATTTCCTTTAGTGTACAAGTTATCTTTCCAAGATATACGATCTATTTGATCATTTAATTTCATGGCATTAAACAGTGACCTTTCCCCATCTATTCTAAAAGCCTCTTCAATAGTAAACGGATTCCTCCGAATAATACTAGACAAAGCACGATCATCATTGACAAGATTTGCACGTTCAGCCAGATAATACTCCTTAGCACGTTCTTCATCTGCATAACCATATTTGTCAAAGTATAAGGTCTTAAATGAGGGAGTAAAGAATCGAAATAATCCACTGGGAGTTCTACCATGTACGTTTCTATCTTCCTGGTTACTGTTGTCCCAAAGTCTTTTAAACGACTCACCACCAGATTCCATTTCCTCAACAGTGGTTGTGTAAAGTAGTTTTCCAATATACTCACCATCCAGTTCTGAACAGAAACGTACAACATTATGCCTTTCCCAGACATCCACTTCCATAGTTTTCCCAACCTCGTCACCAAGGTATCTGTGTAATTTTGTTCCATCATATCCATATTTTTCTGAACTCTTCCAATCTATTTGGCTTTCAAGTTCTGGTTTACCTAAATCTTCTAATGATTTTTTTCCTCTTTTTGTTGTTCTATAAAATCTTAACTCTGATGTTGGAGTTACCCCTTTAGATTGGTCATAAACTGGTCTAAAGAAATCTGGTAGTTTTTTAAACGGTCCTACAATAGATTTAGCAAAAACATTGTTTTTAGCATCACTTGCAGTTTTAGATTGTATTCCACCATTTTTATTTTTTGACCTTGATATAAGATCAAACATAAACACTCCTGCTCTAACTGTTTTTCCCTGCCTACGCTTAGTTAACTCAATCATTCCAAGAGAGTTAGGATCATCAATTGTGGCTTGTAAAAAATAAAAATAATCCTGGTCTACCTTTCTAAAACTTGGATATCCTATATCTATTTTCCACCAATTTAAAAACAAATAGTGCATACCTGTAAGGTATTCTGGCTTTCCATTATTCATAAACCATGCCCCATTTAACCTTCTATCCCACTCTTGAGATCTAAAGTTTTCTAACTCTACATCAAAAAAATCTTTATCTTCTGATTGTCTAATTAACTCTTCTTTTCTCTTATAGTCATAACTTTCAGGGAGTGTAGTCCTGACCCATATTTGATCTTCTTTTTTTGAAGAACTTGTTATTATAGGCCTTTTCTCTAAATCACCTGTAATTACGTTTCTAACTTTACCTTTTGGAGGTATCTCAAATTCTACTCCTTGTATGTTTACTTTCATAAATTAGCAATGAATTCTGGAGTTAATCTTTTATCTGATTTTATTGTCTTTAACAATTCTTGATCTTCACCATAAAGTTTCATGTAATAAGAATCCAACCTATCATTTATAGTGTTTAAGTCGTCCATTATTTTAGACTTTATTTGTAAGGCTTGTAATATATCTTTATCTCTTTCCCCTTCAACAGGACTTAATAATTTTTTTTGATATTCAAAAAATGTTTGCTCATTAGAAACAATCATTGACCATATTCTATTGTTTTGTTTTCTTAAAAACTCATCCACCATTTCTATAACCTTAGTGGATTTGAAAAAAAACATATCATGTAATATCTCATTGTCTTTTACAAGATCATATCCAGATAAAACAGCGGACTGCTCCTTTCTTATTTTAAGATCTGGAAACTGCTCTTTCATTGGTGTGTTTTGATCATACATATAAAGAACATATGCAATCATTTGGTCTTCAGCGGTTTGGAAACTGCTAAACATTTTCATTTTAGGAAACTTTTTTTTCAATGACCCTTTAACCTTAAATGGATTAAATATCATCTTTTTAAAGTCTTCTGTGTTGAAGATTTCAGTTAAAGACATGTTGTTGATTTTTGGTAAAAATAAAATATAATGTTCTGGGTATTATTAAAATTCAGGATTGGCTTTTACAACAGTAGATCGAGTAATGAATTATTAGGCTCCTAATGACGACTTCTTTTATATTTACCCTTTAATTTATTGTTATGGCACTATATCAGAGTAAGAGCGTTACGCTCAATAAAATCATGAAGTTAGAGCGAACAGCAAAAAAATGTAAAATTTGGTAACCCCATGATGACAATGCAAGACTTAAAATTATACCTCATTAACGCAGGGACGTTTACAATCTCTATGACACAAATCGATACCGTACTTAAAATATCATTACTTGTTATTTCAATCGGATACACCGCACAGCGTTGGTATTACCTGAGACAAGAAAATAAAAATAAAGACAATGGATAAAATTGCAAAACTTAGGCTGAAAGCAAAACTTGCTGAAGATTCGGGTGACCACCAAAAAGCATATAATATAAGAAAGAAAATTAAAGGACTTATTGCTAAGGCAGAATATAAAAAAGCCAAAGGTCCTTCTGGATTAAGTAAAATTATCAAGAAAGTAAAAACTAAAGGTGCAGAACTTGTAAATAAAGTAAATTTTAATTCTGATGATGATGATGCCCCTAAAGAGAAAAAAGTAAAGAAAGTAAAGAAAAGAAAGAAGGAAAAAAAACCTAAAACTACTACGACTACTTCTTCTACATCTACTAGTGTTTCTGGTACATATGGTTTAGCATATGGCAAAGACGGTAAAAAAGGAGTTGGATCAGTAACTTATAATGGTAAGACATATAAACCAGGTGATCAAGGCTATGAAACTGCAAAAGGAGTGTTTATGGAAACCATTGAGCGAAAAGAAGCAGCAGAAGCAAGAATGCAAGAATTAAAAAAGAAAAAAAGAAATAAGTAATGGCAGCAAAAAGAGACTATAAAGACGAATATAAAAAGTTTCAGTCTTCTCCTGCTATGATAAAATATAGAGCACTTCTAAACAAGTACAATCGTAAGAGAGGTACATACGGAAATGGTGATGGTTTAGATGCATCTCATAAAGATGGTAAAATAGTTGGTTTTGAACCTTCTGTGATAAATAAAAGTAGAAAAGAAAAAAGTAGACTTAAAAAATCATAATTATGGCATATTCAAAAATTAAAAAAATGTGTAAGTGTGGAAAGCCTTACAGCAAGTGTAAAAAATGTAACAAGTAAGTTATGGCATCAGAAACACCTAAAGAGATAAGAAAGAAAAAAAGATCAGACAAGCGTGCTGCAAATGCTAAAAAACGTGCGGAAAGATTGAGAAATAGTACAGAAGAAAAATCTAGTACATACAATACTTCTACATTAGATCCTAACGCAAGTGTTGATTACAATGCTATTAATAAAGCAATGTTTAAATAAATATTATGGAAGACGAAGAAATTCAAGGACAAGAGACCGATCCTAAAAAAATTGCAGCACAAAAAAGAGAAGCAGCACTTGCGGCTAGACAAGCAGCAATTAAAAAAAGGAATGATTTAATAGCCACTAAAAGAGCAGAATTAGCAGCAACTAAAAAAGCAAAACTTGAGGCTCGTGCTAAGGCTATGGCAGAAAGAAGAGCAGCCATAAACGCAAAAAAACAAGAAGGTTTAGATGCGAGACAAGCAAAGATTGATAAAAACAATAGTGACATAGCGATGGAAAAAGAATATAATTCTATCGAAAAAAAGCGTAGAAATACAGAACAAGTCAATCAAGAAAAAGAAGATAATTACGACTGGAATTACGTAGGAGGTGATGCAAACACTGCTAATAAAAGACAGAGAACCGAAATTATTGAAGGTGAAAAAGAAGTAGAAAGAATAATTAAGGGTAGTAAAGAGATTAACACATTCAAACCAACTGGTAAAACAGATGAAGATGTATATAACGCAGACCCTAGTTTAAAAAAGAAATACCCAACCTTCTCAAGTTTTAGAATTGCTGCACAAAAATTTCGTGATGATCAGGTTAAAACTGTAGAGACAGAGGAAAAAGTTATCGAAAAAGTTCCTACTAGAGAAGAAAAGGTTATTACTCAAACTAGAGAAGACTGGATCAAAAAACAATCTTGGGCTGATGGATTACCCGAAGGAATGGTAGGTAGTTTAGCAAGAAGTATGCGTAAAAGAGGTGAAGACATGACTCCACAACAGTTATACGATTTATTTAAAAGTCAAGCATCTGAAAAAGAATCTGCTGAATGGGCCAGAAAAAATGGATTTGATTATTTATTAGGCGGTAGAGGTAGTAGAGGATCATCTACAACAAGAGGTAAAACAAAATTCAACTAATGGCTAAAGATTTAAAGCAACAAGTAGAGGAATTAGAAATATTAAAATCTATGACTTCTGATTTTGGAGAGCAAATGGAAATTGCTGATAAAATCCATAATATCAATATGAAAATTAATGGAGTTAAACCAACAGATTCGTATATTGAATGTGTAGGATGTGGCTCATAATGATTAAACAAATTAAGAAAATCAAAAAAGAAGAATAATATGTCAGCAGAACACATAATGTCTATAACAGATCAACAAACAGTTGATGTATTAGCAATAAGAAAAATAGAAGTATTATTAGATGTGTTGGCTGCTTTAGATAATTCAAACGCACCAGAACTTTATGGTGTTAAAATTTCTGTGGTCGATAAACTAGAGAGAGCAGTAAGTAAATTATAAATTATCCAATAAATTTTGTAGTCCTGGTATGCTAGGATGATATGGGTGTTCTAACTTAAGTGATAATATTGTATTCATTATCTCTTGTTTAGTCATTTTTTCCACAGGGATACTAGTCTGATTTCCAGGTATGGTAGATTTCTTTGAGTCTTTCATGGTGCATAGTTGTTAGCATTCGTTTAAATTGTTTTTTATCTCCAAAGTAACTGTGACATTCTCTACACAATGCTTGCAGGTTTTCTGGGGTGTCCTTTTTATTTGATCCACCCATTCCTCTGGGGTGTATATGATGAATATCTACAGCGGTTCTATCACAAACCTCACATCCAATCCAATCTCCTGGATCAATACAAAACGCTTCGTGATATACTTTAGTATGTTTCTTCATTGTGTTATTAAGTAAATTGCATAGCCTAATATTACATTCATATTGACTGCAACAATATTCCATTGCTTTGCCACAAAAACTTGGGGTAGCGATAGTATACCACCTATTACATACGTTACAGCACCCATATTATCATATTTAAGTAGATAGGGTGATATCATAATAAAGGCTGTACCCATATATCCCAATCTTTGGGAAATTTTTTCTATGGGGGTAAGTCTACGAGTCTTAACTAGACGTTTTAACAAGTCTTTTATCATATCCATACAATTTCTATAATAAGAACAAAGAGTACTACCGCACCGATCACAGTCAAAAGAAGTATATCCACGTCCTTTAGGGTGTAATCCTTTTTCTTGTTACCGATTCTGCTTACCCACTCTTTTAATGTTTCCTCTGGCTTTCTTTTTAGTCTACTCATTTCAAAAAATTTTTATTTGGGGGTATTTAAATCTGGGGTGACATATCTATACTTACGTTTGTCAACCTTATATTCATAATACTTGTTTCTATCATTGATTGTAACCACATTCCATTCCTTGATCTTATCCTTTTCAAAGTCCAATAAAATATATCTGTGATCTGATAAGAACAGAACAAACAATACAAAGTCTACTTCCAACTTATCTATTGTAAACATGTTTACCTTTAAAGATCTTTCACAACCCTTAACATCTATTCTTTTTCCGTTAACTATTAGATCTGGATCACTTACACCTTTTTCTTTTACAAATGCTGAGGTTGTATAATTAACCCCTTTTAGATCATAATGATGCCTAACTAAAAGTTCCCCTAATATTCCTTTAAAATCTGTGTAGAACTCATTGTCTATAGGCTCATCAAATAAAATTGGATGCTTGTATTTGTAACTTCTAGACTTCCAGTAAAGTTTTTTATAATGGTCTCTGTTTGCCATGACACGAGTGTCAACATATAATCTTGCGTGCTCAAAAATACACTCTGGTATCTTATAAATTTCGTCCATTTAAAACCTTCCCTAATATTACATCTTGTGTCATTACGTAATAATCCTTATCCTCGATTGTATTAAGAAATGCATTTCTCTCATGAAATCGTACTGTATCGCCTGCTGTTAAACCTAGATCTTCTTCACCTCTGATGGGTGTACCTATGTATCTGAGATGCCCTTCTTCTTCACTACGAATGGGTGCCCCTAGGTAAATAGAACCTGCCATATTCTCAGTCATTTTAGGCTCAATTAAGACATGGTTGGCAATAGCGGTCAATTTATCACCTCTGGTAAAGCAAAAGCATTGTTCTAATTCAACAAAATAGATGTCCCTTTCCCCAAATACTAAATTATCCTCTTGTACCGTCAAGTAATTAAAATAGACGATATCGCCCAACTCTAATTCCTGCCTTAAAAAGTCTCCTCTCGTATTGCTGCACCATTCCCCTCTAGGCAAAGCCACGACACTTCCACAGATTGTAACATGTTGCTCTGGGTTCCAGGATACATCTAAATAAAGTTTGCCAGTTGAGAATTCTACTGTATCATTATACTTTTTTGTAATTTTAACCGCTATTTTTTGGCCAATCATATCCATTGCTGCTAAGATAATAGAATATGAACCATCGTTCATTAATAATGCAGAGAAAGATATTCACAGAAATATGCACTGATGGACATACTGGCTAGCCTAGGTAGACAATTTGTCTAGCCAACTATATATAGTATAATATATAATATATATATATAATATATAATACACTAGTATATTAAATTAAACTAATATTATACATCTTTTTTTTAATGAATTGCATTTTAAAGGATTTAAGGCATGTTAAAAATAGTCCCGATATATTACCACTAAAATTTAATTTAAGTTTCTTATATTTGCTCAGAACGTCATTGTAGATGTTTCTGTGGTATAACACCTAACATATGGGGGCTAGAGTCAAAAAGGGAGACTGGGAAAGAGGAACTGGGTACCCTGGCAAAATGCGATTAAATGGCCGAATTAGTCCATGTAGGACTAGCAACAACCCACCCATACCCACTGATACACAGGCATTTACATTGTTCGCTGCTCAAATTATTTACCAGGTGATCATTTTTCCTGTTGATTTGATCAGGAAGGGAAACCAATGGCATGAGCCGATTAAAAAAATGCATGTCGTTACGTTAACGATGCAATGCCCTGAAGATTTTAAGACAAAACAAAACCAACAAAAATATTAAGACATGGTCGTAGCAAAAAAACTAGTAGAATTGTTTAGTCATCAGCACGCAATCAACAAGTACATTAAGTCATTGGATCACCAATTACAGACTAGAACAGTCATGGTATTTCTTGCATGTGCTATACGTGAGAGCGAATGTAAATCGTCCTTTAGTTTTTATACTATGCCACAAGTAATAGATCTATGCGAGCGTATGGATTGGTTAAGTAGTAAAGACAATCAGTATCCTGTATACAGGGAACATAAGAAGTTACTCGCACTAGGGTTCATTGATAGGTTAACCAAGAAGCAAGAGTACAAAGGCCAACAGTTTTGTGTTACGATATATGGAAGGACGCAACTACGTAGACTATACAATTACCTTATACGTGATCTTTATACTTCCTTACAGTAATTCTATACGGTCACCCCAAAATGATCTGATAAGAAAACCCTGAAACCTTTACACGTTATGGATCATATGTAAAGCACATTGCCTGGTAGTTCAATTGGATAGAACAACAGACTTCTAATCTGTAGGTTGAGAGTTCGAGCCTCTCCCAGGTAACCAAAATTACCCCCCAATGGGATAAATTACCCCCCGCTTGGACATGCGTTCAAATTTTTTTTAAAGTTTTTTTCCTAGGTTTTACAGGTTATACAGAGGTATTTACTAAAAAAAGTGATATTCACATTTGGATGTTAATAAAATAATGCGTTATATTTGTACCATCGTTCAGCGAGCATGACACTCGAAACGCTAATTAACTGAATATCAATTATTTAAACTGAAATTATGAATTACTTAAGTACAGAACTGCAAACAGAATACCTTCCGAACTTCACAGGTATCAAAGTCCACAACGCTAGAATATCATACAGTGATTGGGGCGAGCATGGTGTTGATTTCAACTACTACAAAGATCCTTCTGATCCATTCAATCAACTATTTCAAGAAGATTTATATAAGCCTTTTTCAGGCGGTACAGAATTTACTAGCAAAAAAGAAGCCTTAAGATTTATTAACTCTGTAAACCAATAAGCCATGATCTTAATAGCACTAGCAATTCCAATCGCATTATTTGCAACCTTCATGAGAAGTAACAACTACTAATAACTAATTAATTAAAACTGAAAATAAAATGCAAAATTCAAACT